TCTCAAGTGGTAATCGACACGTTCAACGGCGCTTCCATCGATTTCACCGATAGGTGGACCCAACTCCAAGGCCCTGGTGGTGTTCAGTCCAGCGGAACCCTGAACATGCCCTGCGTCATGGATTACCCGTGGATTCGAAGTAAGAACTACTTCCGTCTCAGCACCGGCATTCTGGCAGCACGGCTTTCTACATCTGGGACACGTGTTGACGGTTGTGAATTCTACATCGGGGCCCACGACAGTGCCGGTAACGGTATATCCGCGGTGGGTGCACCTTACGGTGCCTACATAACCTTCGAACCCTATGGTTTGGCCACCTTCAGCAACGAAGTCAAAACCGATACTACCGTTGGTCTCGGCCCAAGCTGGGTCAACGGTGATTGGTGGGGCATCGGGAACGTATCCTCGGACAACATCTTCAGGATGTACAAGTCCCGGGATGGCCAAACCTGGACGGAAATGGCTCGTTGTACCGTCGGAGGAACTTTCGACCGGAGCAACGTAGCCGTCTCCTTCAAGACTGGGATCTGGACCGGAACAACCACAGACCTCAACGCTCGTTTCGACGATGTGTCGTTCTGGAGGAAGACCCAGCTCAGCTCCCGTATGGTCAGAACTCAGATTTCGACCGGCTGGACATGGTCCGAACCCAAGGGAATGTCGAGCGGAAACTGGGTGTCTTCCACCCCGAAGATCCGGGATGGAAGTCTCTGGCTTCCCCCACTCTGACCATATTTACCGAATTCGAAAGGCGGTCTTATGGCCACAGTAACCGTAGTAACCGCGGCCAAGTCCCTCGAAATCGAGGGGGCGACGATCGCCAACGCCACGGTCAACTCCTCAGGTCACCTGATCATCACCAAGTTGAACGGCAGCACCATCGATGCCGGTTCGGTGACCGACGTCAAGCGTTACAGCAGCGGTTCCTATATTCCGGCTGACGGAGCATTCTCCTATGTCGGAACTACGGATCCGGGTTCCGTTGCCAATGGCGCCGTGTGGTTTGACACCTCCGTGACCAAGCTCTCCCCGGTCACTGTCAGCCGCTACGACGTGGACAATGACGCCCTATATTCGGGCTCGGCACCGACCTTCGCCACCGTTCAGACCACCACTCCGACGACGGGTTACATCAAGTACTCGCCCGACCCGGTGGCCCTGTCCGGTACGGATGTCCGCGGCCCGTTCTACTACCCGGGTGCGAACAACTTCCAGATCGGCACCGTAAGCCCGGACACGAACTATATCCTTCCGCTGTCCCGCTACCCGAACACTTACGCTTCGGGTCAGGGCAACTGGGGTATCCAGTTCAGCACCGACTCACGGTATATCGAGTTCAGGTTCAAGTACATCTCGACCGCGACGATGTACCGCCTGCACATCAACGGCCGCAAGGTGACCGACCAGATGCAGAGCATCGGCGGAACCACGGCTGGTTCGGGCCACATGCTGAAGATTGACTTCGGAACCGCGGCTATCCGCGACATCCGGATCGATCTGACCACGTGTCCCTTCGGCGGTGTCTATATTCCGCCGGACGCCAACCTCTGGGCCTCCCCTCTCAACGGAGGCCGCTTCATGGGTTACGGCGATTCCCTCACGGACGGTTCTTCCAAGAACGTCGGTGCGGGTCAGGGTACTTGGCTCATGCGAGCGGGGCGACTTCTCGGCTTCCAGGACGTATGGGACCAGGGGCGAGGCGGTACGGGTTATATCACGCCCGGATCTCACGTCACCTTCGGTTCTCGCCTGGACATCGACGGGATCCAGCCTCAGCCGGACGTCATGGTCATCTGGGGCGGCTACAACGACAACACCGGAGATCAGACGGCCATTCGTTCGGCGGTGGACGACGTTTTCAGTCGTGCCAAGGCGGGTCTCCCGTACTGCCGGATCATGGCTGTCGGCTGCTGGTCTAACGTCGCCTCCCCGAGCGGTGGTATCACGAATACCGACAACACCATCAAGGCCGCTGCTGCGGCAGCTGGGATTCCGTTCGTGAGTCCCGTAACCGGTATCGCCTACGACGCCAACGGCGTAAAGATCGAAGGTACCGGTAGCCCTTGGATCACCTCGGGCAATGTTGCCACTTTCGTTGGTTCGGCCGGTGGCGACACCGTCCACCCGACGGATGCGGGACATGAGTACATCGCACGGCGATTGTCAGCAGCCCTCAGGGCTGCACGCATCGCTTAAGACGAACAGGAGCTGACTTGATTTCGTTCGTATCGACCCGTTCGGGCAAGCGGACGGAAGACTCCCTTCGGAGACTGGCTAAGGGCGATATTTTCAGCACGCTCAACGGCGAGGCTCAGAAGGGAGTGTCAGCCCTGGCTCAAGCAAGCCCGAAAGAGTCAGGTCTGGCATCGAACTCCTGGGACTACCAGATCGAGAGGTCCGGAAGGGCTGTAACGATCAAGTGGACCAACAACGACGTCGAGAACGGTTTCCCCGTCGCCATCATGCTGCAACTTGGCTACGGCACGGGGACCGGCGGCTACGTACAGGGCCGTGACTACATCAACCCCGCGATGCGACCGATATTTGACGCCATCGCAAATCAGGTATGGAAGGCGGTGACCTCCGCATGAGTTCTATCGACGAGCGCGTCGTTCAAATGAAGTTCCAGAACGCCGACTTCGTGCGCGGCGTTGAGCAGACTCTCGCAGCCCTGGACAGACTCAACAAGGGTCTCCAGCTCCAGGGGGTCACCAAGGGACTGGCAGGCGTTCAGGCCGTCAGCAAGTCGTTCGACGCCCATATTCAGCAGAATCGGAACTCCCTCGGGCAGTTCACTACGGGTGTCACCGCGACCGCGACGGCCACGCAGCAGTTCGGCCAGAAGATGGACCAGGG